CCAATGTGTATGTTGTGCCTGTTTGATTGTTGAATTGAATTTTGGTGGTCAAAGTTGCTAATTGTGTGTCCACAGCCTGACCAAATACTTCAAAATCAGCCGGCAAATCCGTGACCAAATCTGTCGGTGTGGGCATTACAAAATTGAAGTTCGTTGTTGGGTTTGCCACTTGTTTTCTCCTTACGCCACAATCGTGGCATTGATCCAATCCAAGGTTGGATTGATGGTGTTCCATTTTTCTGTCACCGGCACATCGTTCCATCGCATGGCTTGCAATGAGAAAGATACTGGTGACAAAATCATTGAAATGCTGACCTGATTGTATCTGGCCGAAAATGTCCAGCCTTCAACGAAACCCAGATAATCGCCTGAATTCATGTTCAATGGTAAATCCATGATGTTCACGGGCATACCCATGAAAACATTGATCAAGGCATCCCGGTCGCTGTCATCAAGTTCTGGATTCGTAAGCTCGAAAGTGATGTTGTTAAAATTAAATCGCGGATTGGCTCTGAGTTCAAGATAAAAATCCGCCTGATCCTGAGCATCGGCATCATGTTTGATCGTGGTGTTGAAAATTTGTGCTAATTGACCATAAGAGGTGACAGATGCCTGATCAACCGCGTTCACTTCTTTGTTTAAATTGTTGCCGTATTTGAGCGTGATTGTATTGCGAACATCGCCCGTGCGGGATTGGATGCTCAAACCCGATGCCAAGGCGTGATTTGCTGTGAGATCAACATACCCATTGACCGCCAAATAATTGGTTCGGTGTGTACTGTCTGCATAACCGATTCGGCCTTGAGCATCCTCGTAGATGTAACCCAATCCCGATGTGGCTAAAGCTGCGACCAATGAATACACATCCGTGACCGATGATGATCGATTTTCAAGCTCATAATTGCCTGGGCGATCAATTTCACCTACTCCGCTTGTTTCAGCGTTTTGCCATTGTGTGGTCGCATCATAAGTTGCCCATGTTAGTGTCGGTGGCACTTCTGCCCATGTGCTCCACAATACTTGCGTTAAAATTGTGTAAATCTGGTTGCCGTCAAAATCATCATTCAAAACGCCATCAGTTAAAGCTTTGGGCAATCTTGCCAAAGCGCCCAATGCAATGATGTTGATTCGCTGTGCGTAAGTGACCGATCCAACCTCAGCCACGGCAATGCCAACCTCAACAATTGAGCCGCCAAAGATTGGCACAAATGTAGCTGTGGAATCTTGCAACTCCACGAGTATGTCTTGGTTAAGTCCGATTGTGACGTTTGATTGATCAAGGTTGATCAATTCAAGATTGATGTACCCAGCCTGCGCCTGCTCATAAATGTTTGTGCGCCCGCTGCTAATCGTCAGATTGGCCAAAATAGCCGTTTGGTATTGCACACCTGCAATGGTCACACGCCAAATTGGGTTGAATAAGGTCATGGCGCTGTAACCAAAGCTCCTGCACCGCTTGTGCCGCGATAATAGGAATTATTGAGAGTGTCCACAATTGTGCGTGCTGTGCCTTCTGGATCGATTGCACCGCTCACATTGATCGTGATTCGCTCAGCTGTGGAAAGGCCACCCGTTGCCGCCAATCGTGCAGCTGCCGCTGATTCGCGTGCTTCTCGCAATCGTGCTGTTTCCGCGGCCAATTCGTTTTTGCGTAAAATTGCAGCTTGCATACCGGGTGAAAATGCCTCTAGCGGTGCGCCTGTAAATGTGCGCGGATCGCCATTGGGATCATAAAATAAATCTTGATTTCTAACAGGCGAAAGTACAGGTTGAACCGGTGTCTGAAACGATGTGCTTGCTTTCAAACCTTTTGAGCCATCATCGCCAAAGAAAAAGCGTGTCACGGGGTTATCTTTGATGAAATTCACAAATTCTTTCATTTTTGTAATTGTGTTTGAGATAAAACCAACCAATTTTGAAAAGCCCGTGACTAGACCAGCAACAATTGTGCCAATAGCTTCGAGTGCTGTTTTGAATTGATCGCCCAAAAGTGGAACCAAATACTTTTTGACAAATTCCCATACTTTTGCGAGCGCATCATAGAAAGGTTGCAATTCCGCTGAATTGTCTGTGATTGCTTTTTTAATCTTATCAAATGCCGATTTCAAACCTTCAAGGATTGGGCCAACAACACCGCCAATTGCCGGGATGACTTCATTATAAAGAAATTTCCACCATGAAACCAAAATCGGCAAAAGATCATCGCGCACGACTTTGACAATTTGACCAAATGCTGGCCCAAGGCTTTTGCCTAAATTGCTGGCAAAATCGGTCAGCGCTGGTATGCCTTTGTCCACGATACCGCTGACCAATGGCGTGAGTGCATCTAGCACATAGGATCCGACAGTTTCTTTTGCTTCATCAAATGCGACAGTTAGCCGCGCCATTTTGCCTTCAAATGTTTCAGCTTGCTTTGATGCCTGACCTTCAAAAGTCTTTGAAAGTGCAGCTGCGGCTGCATCAAAATTCTTTGATTTGATGATTGAATCATCGATGCCAACACCTAAACGCTTTAATGCGCCTAAGTTGCCATCGTACGCCTTGGCCAAAGCCTCAGAAACGGCTGAAAGATCCTTGCCGGTACCGGCTGCAATGTCCAACGCCAATGATTGCAATTCTTGTGCTTTGGTCGCATCTTTGGTCGATCTGATCAACCGATCCAGCGATGGCCTCAATTGATCATCGGTGATGCCGTTAGCCAAAGCTGTTTGTGTTATGTAATCCTCGACAGCTTTAATCTGGGCATTGGTTGCACCGGTAACATTTTCCAATGTGGTTGCCAATTTGGCTTGAGCTGCTTCATCCTCAATTGCAGCCTTAACGCCATCAACAAGCAATTTGCCAGCATAAGCTGCGGCAGCTGCTCCAGCTACGGCAAAAGCTGCACCGGCTTTTTTAGCAAATCCACCTAATTTGCCAGCAAAACCATCAACCTCGGTCGATCCGGTGTTGAGGCTTTTCTTGAGCTGATCTACATCGCCAAGAATCGAAAGCTTGAGAGTTCTACTTTGACCAGCCATCACCACTCCTTCAAAATCTTAGAAAATGCATTTTCCCATTGATTGATGATGTGCGGCTGTTCGGCACGCAATGTTGGATAAATGAAATAGCCAGCTGATCCACCACGAGGCCCACGACCTGACCAAAGTGGGAATTGCTTGAATTTGTTTGATCCAAATTCGTAACCGCCCCAAAGCTGTTGAGTTGTACCGCCACCGCTAAATTTCTGCGACACAAAGCCAAAGCTGATCTCGCCAATCTTTGATGACTTGCTTACGCGCGAGCCTTGAGCAATACGGGTTGCAGCTTTATTTGGTCGATTGCCAGCGGCCGAAATCACTTTGGATTGTAAGTATGTGGCCAAGCCATTTGAAACAGCTTTGGCCTCAGAAACGGCTTGCTCATCCATGGCTTTGAAAGCCTTGATGATGCCACGCAAATCAGCCTTGTCATAGGTGATTGTCTCAGTTGCCATTTCGTATCCTTAGAATCTCGAAAACAGTTAAAATGTCCTCAGCTGTTTGAAACTCTGATCGTGACAATCCTGTGGTGAGCGCTAGTTCCCAAATGATCCGGTTTAAGGTTCCCGGCTCGTAGCTTTTGGGTTTTCGGTTTCTCCCATGTTTATGTCAGTTACAGATTCGCACCACACCTCAAATGGCTTGACAGGCTTTCCAGCTGCCTCGCGCTTCATTGCGTGATAAGCCAAAAACATCAAATCAGCAATGCCTAACTTCTCAGACACTTGCTGGATGGTGTTTCCAGTTTTTTGCTCCCATTTCATCCACTCCGGTGGGAGCGCTGTATAAGTTGCGCTCTCCCCGGTAGTGAATTCAATTGTGATTGCTAGTTTCATGCTCCCGATCTCCTTTGTTAGCTAATTGTCAAAACTGGTGTTGTCACACAAGTGAAAGCAAGTGAGACAGTTTGTGCATCTGGTGCTGTTCCTCCAGCTGATGGGAAAATCGGCTGAACAGAAAACGCAAATGATGCGCCTGTATCTGATACCAAAACAACAGGCAATGCTGTATTTGGTGCGGATGCTGCCGCTGTCCAAAGACCTTCGCAAAGCGAGCCAGTTGCGCCCCAATCGGCCAACATTTCAACCGCAAAAGATCCTTGCGAATCTGTCGTAAAATACGCTTTGCCATCGAGTGTCTGGTAGGTGTTGATAGTTGAATCGACAGTTAAAGTCGCTGATGTGGCCTGTGCATCGAAATTATCACCATCAATGGTGAAAGTGATGTCTCTGCCGGTGATGATTGTTGTTGGCATGATTTCTCCTTAGTTGGTGTAATAGGTGCTTACTTGTAAATCGGCCGTGAGGTATTTACCTGCACCGACTTCCAATGGTTGAGGTTGATTCACATTGCCGACTTCGTAACCGCCCGGCATTGCGCTGATGATGTTGATCATCAATGTTTCGAGATTGTCTAAAGCTGCGGCATTGTTGGCATAACCCACAACACCCGTGACAGTTAAATTGACTTTGACCTTTGTTGTCGCGCCATTGATTAAAACGCTCTCCAAATAAGGTGCATCGGGAATAAGGCAGATCGATGGGCTGGTCATTGTTTCCGGGATGCCGTTATAGACATTGGCAGCAATAGATGAAAGCGCGTTTTTTAATGGCGTACGGATTACGGATTCGATGCTCATTGGCACATCGTTTCGACATCTAAAAATGGGCCTAATAAACCGATGACTCTGTTGCTTAAGCTGCGGCCGAGCACAAATGGTGACGGCTGAAAATTGTCTGACATGATCTGGTTGCCGGGAGCTGTGATGCTCTGAAAAATCTCAACCGCTACAACCAAAATCGCGTTTTCAATCGGTGGCGTGTTTGCATACAAAGCCGCTGCCGATCCACCGCTCAGCGTTGCTGTTGCCGCTGGAATAAACGGCAATGGATAGGTTCGATCAGCTGCCGCTGTTGCAGCTGTAAATGTGTATGGCTCAATCCGATCATCGGTGACAGTATAAGTCGCGCTGTAAGCTCCGGCCCCGGTAACAACAACAGATTGACCCGGCACAAAGTAATTTGGCCGCATTGTGGTGAAATAAATGACGGAATCACTCACATTGGCAAAAGTCACCGATGATTGGTATTGCGTAAGTAAAGGCAAAACTGTTTGCTCAGCTGAATCAATAAATGAATCAAGCTGGGCATCGGAATACAAAGAAACCGAGACACCCAAAATTTGTCTGAGCTGTGAGGCTGTAACTATTGCGGGCATCTCGGTTCCTTTCGTGTCAGTAGCGTTCGGGAGCGACCGCTACCGATTTTGAGTTATTTATGCGAGGTTGTTCCATGTTGCACCATTTGCAACCTTGGTTGCTAGTGCGCCATAGCCATAGTAAAGGATGTCAATTGTTCCATCTGAATTGACATTGGTGCGTAGCGTAAAGCGTGGAGATTCGTACCATGTGTATGAATCTGGGTTGATGACAACCATTGATAGATCGCCTTCAGCTGTTGTTGATCCAGCTGTACCGATTGAGCGTGAAACATGGAGGTTTAGACCCGGTGAAACTACACCGCGCAATGATCCGTTTCCAACATTTCCAGCTTGGTTTGATGGATTAGCCGCGTTGTAAAGCGGTGCTCCATTGTCGTTGTAACCCATGATGTTTCCCCATTGTGTTGGTGAAACTACAAGTGAGCGAGCAAATCCAAGTGATGCACCATAAACATTTGCAACAGCCTTTGATGTGTATCCAAGGAATCCTGTTGCTGTGTTTGCTGCCTGTGCTGTTGTGTTTCCAGCTGCCTGAATTGCAGCTGTCACAAACTGATCTGTTTCCTTTGCATACGCAAATTCGAGATTCTGGAGCAAAGCTGTGAGGTACTCTGGCCGGCTTCGGTCAATGAGTTCTACTGTGGAAATTGCGCGGCCTTTGAAAGGCTTGACAGAAACAGATAAAAATGTGGCTGAAAGTGATGATTCAGCGATTGCTTGACCTTCATTGATCTGATCAACGACAGGCACCTCAGAAACCTTTGGGATTTCAAATGTCATACCTTCGCTTACTAGGCTTTCGCGGCTGATCGCATCGATCATGCCTCGGTCAGCGTTTGCAAGTGCGTTGATCACATTTGTGCTCTGTGGTGTTGGAATCATGCCGGGTGCTGTTGATGTTGTGTTGTCGGCTGCCTTGACATACTGGCGTGAATCCTCGTCATGCAAAATGCTTGCCTTGAGGTAGTGCTCAAGGTATGAAACCTTGTCCACGATTGGTGAGCGTGGTGCTGTGTAATAGGCTGGGCGTGATGCCTGTACTGGTGCGACCTCTGGAGCTGCTACCGGTTCAACGGCAGGAGCTACTGGTTCGGTAGTGTTGTCCATCTTGTCTCCTTCATTTGGGTTTGTTGTCTCTGTAACTGTTTCAGTTTCAGAATCCTCTGATGCGGCTACCTCAGAAACGCGAGCTGATCGCACAGCTGGTTCAGTAACCAAAGCGACAGCTGTGAGCTGTCCGTTTAGCACCTTCATGGTGCCATCCTTTTGCATTTCGTAATTGTCCACGGCCAATTCAATTGAAAATCCGTCACGCAATCCGGTCATTGCTTCCTCTAGTGCATCGGTGCCGGCTGTTGTGTTAGCAATTTTGAAAGTCGCTGTCATTTCCTTGTCGTTCACGGACATGGCAACGCTGCGACCAATTCTGCGTGTGTTGTCGTGCTCAAGGTTCAAAAAAACATCCTGTGGCTGAATTGATCCACGAGCAAAAACGACTTTGCCGGTTGATGCATTTGCGTGCTCGTTGAAAGCAACGATGCGACCGCTGATCGTGCGTTCATTTGAATCAGCTGCCGTGATTTGCATTGGTGTTGTCAGCTTCATGAGATCATGTCCTCCATTTGTCGAATTTCCTCAGTAGTAATTGCACCGATTTCAAACAAAATTTTGTAAATCTCTGCACGCTCTTTTTCTGATCCGCGCAAATACGCTTTGAGATCGTATTCAACGCGCTGTGTTGATGGCGTGAAATCTGGCATGGATAACCTTGAGCTAATGCTGTTCATCAGCGGCAGCAATGAGAAATCCAACAAAGTTTGACGAGCCGTTTGAGCGTTTGCGTATGTCATGCTGGAGCCAGTTGGCGCGTCAATAAAATAGGCCGGAATTCCCACGGCACGAGCTAATTCGGTGGCAATGATTTCGCGTGCGGCATTGAGGCCGATTTGCTCTGGTGAAAAACCAACTGTGGTCAAATCAACATCAGCATTGAGAAATGCGGTGCCACGATTTCTACGAGCTGCGCCCCATGCATCAAGCAATTTTGCAATGCGATCAGCTGGCAATGCTGTGCCGTTTGATTTCAAAACCATTGATGGCACAGGCTCTTTTGCGTACATTGCAGCTGCTCTTTCAAGCTCTGCACCTGCACGGATTGTGCGGCCGGCTCTGTTGAGCAATCCTTCATCGTTGCCGTAAAACACGACAAGAGATCCAACACCCGTCATTGGCACACGAGATCCATCTACTGTGTAATACTCAATTTGGGTGCCGATTGAATTTAAGAAAACACCCACACGATTGGGAGCAACGCGCCACATTTGGCGCACGCGGCCTGTGTCTGCAAACAAATCGATGATTTGAAAATACGAAAATCCCGTGAAAAGTAAATCCTCACAAGCCCACACCCATGATGCGGCTCCTGGTACTCGCTTGTCCGGATCAGAAATGACAACCGGTTGATCAATGATTTGACCTGTTGTTTTGTCACGAGTAATCAACGGAATTGTGGCAATTGAATTGCAAATCATGTTGCGTGCGCGAGCAATCGCTGGCACAGACATTGCTTCCTCGCGGCTGACAATGTAATCAGCTCCACCAAATGGGAAAAATGCATCCAGCGTTGGGGCTGGCCCAATTTGTGCAGCTACATCAGCACCGCGGTCAATTGCCACAGCTTCAATGGTGCGCTTTCGATCAAATAATCCCATGGGAGGATTTTCTCAAAATGTCAAGCATCAACCCACTAAAATGTCGATTTCGTTTTCTGGGCGTGTCGCAAAGTGAGTACAAAGCGCTGCTGCTACGGCAGCGGTCACGCTGGTTTGGCTCGCACGCCTTCCAATAACCCAACCGCCATCGCCTCTACGCAATTGCACAGCTGAAAGCATTTGCTCTGTGAGCGCTGATTGATTTCGGTGTTTCAACCGACCCGAATTGATCGCACCCAACAATTCATCACAGCTTTGCGGATAGTCGGCATCCATGTCGTGGATTGGAATACCGGCCGGCTGCATACGAGCTGCGACCGCTCCAGTTGTGCGCCTTGAGTAAAGCAAATACTCAATTGGGTACTTTCGACAATACGAGGCGGCATCATTGGCAATTGCCCGATCATCTAGCTGGATTGTGTTTTCCCATGTGTGCAACAGCTTGATCACAAAGCTTTCGGAGCCGAGCTTTTGGGCTGCTACCAATGAGGCGTGTTTTCTGTCCGGTGAAATGTCAATGGCCATCCATGTGAGCTTGTCCTCATCAAGGTCAATCGTTTCATCGCCACAGGCTTGCCACTCTTTGGCACCAATAACGCTTGAGATTGTTTGAACCCATCGATTCAAAACCTCTGTCATCACAACATCTGGAGGATCATTGAAAACAGATCGGATGTTGTCTGGGTGGATGGTTATGTTGAGGCCGGGATTGGCAAAAGCTGCATTTTCGATGGAAATCTCATCGGTTGGTGCTGACCACTCAAAATAGCCAACATTGTCCGTGCCTCCAGCTGCGGCAGCTAATCCGCGCTCGCGCAATTGATTCAAAACGATTGAGTGAGAATCACCGGCCGTGGAAAAGCAATTGACCTGTGGATTTTTGGCGGCCATCAAGGTATAGCGCATTGAGGCAAATGTTTCCATGTCATGCATTTCCCGGATCTCATCCATGTGCACAGTTTCCGGTTTGCTCAATCCACGAGCTGCCGAACCTCCAGCTTTGATGATGAATCGATTGCCTTTGATGGTTTGAATTTCCTCGGCACCATGTTGCCAGCGAATCCGCTTGACCTGATTAGCCAGATCCGCATTTTCCTCGATGATCTGCACAATGGCTCTAAATTGCTCCAGCGATGTGACCAATCTGTGAGCTGTGGAAACTTGCAATGATTCATCCCAATGGAAAAGACCCATCATGATCCGGGCCATCATGTAGGTGCTCTTTCCGTTTTGGCGTGCAACTGTCGCAACCGAAATCGGGTGCTGGTAGCGGCCATCGGGTTTGATTTTCAAGCTGTGCTCGGCCAGCCACTTTTGCCACGGCATAAATCCATTTGGGAGGATCTGCTCAGCAAAATCAATCAATTCAAAGCCGCGTGACGGCAAATCATTGAGCGGTGAGTGGATTCGTGGAGCTGATACCGGCAAAAAAACCGATTCCAGCCCATCTGAGCCTGTTTCAGCCGTTGGGGTATCAATCATGACCTGATCATCACTAATCATGACTTATCGACTCGTTTTGGGGTATAAACAGGCCATGGAGAGTCGGGGGTGTCTTGTCCGTTTCAAAAAAACGACCACCTTTGACTAAATTGCACTTTTGACACAATTGCCTCAAATTCCATAATTCATCGCTCCCGTTCAATCGCTTTGGAATCACATGATCAATGTGCATCGGGCCTTCGGTTTGCCCACACATCTGGCAACATCCATCACGCTTAAGCACCATCTCTCTGATCTTACGCCATCGAGCTGTGCTGCCACCTTTCCAGTTGCGTGACATCAATGCCACCCACGCTTCTGCCAATGTTCAAAGGCTTTGCAGCTTGAGCCAGAGTATCTGTGACTTATGTAGCGAAGGCTCCAATCAATCATCCGAAAGCCATCAAGGTTTCTGTAAAGAGGATTGCGCATCTGACCTAATCCGTAATGCGATCCGTTGATTGCTTCCACACGCCAATTACTTTCTTTTGTAATTAGTTTTTCAAAGCATTTGAATTCTTGCCAATTAACAATCCTTGAGTGTGCATAGAGTTTAAGATAATCAACTGATGGTTTAACTTCTTTTGCAGCTGTTGCCGGTGTTGTGCCAACAATACATAGCACGGCCAATAGCACCATACATCGCGCCCGAGCTATCCGGCACACCGGCTCGTCTGCGAGTCTGGAGCGTACCAACGCTGTCAAATACCGAGCGTAATCTTGGGCGATTCCAACAGGTTTCGCACACCTGTGGATAAAGCCTGTGGATAACTTATTCACAATGACATCTCCTCAATCCGAGCATCATCAACAATCTTGATACCAAATGCACCGCATCCCATACATTGGGCAAACCACTCATGAGCTGTGAGTTCAGCACCTTTTTTAAGGCCATGGCGTTGCTTTGGCTTTCCATACAGCTTCTTACAGATCGAACAATCAAATTGAAGGATGTGCATAGTTGCTCCTTTGTAAAGTCTCAATAGGTTGCAGATTGATTTGAGGCACACTCCAATTGTTTTGTGATGCATTGCGATAGCGTGGTTTCTTAGCTACGGCTACCGGCATCCAGCCAACAATGTGCATCTTTGGTGAGCTGCCTGTAACTAATACAGCAATGTCACGATCATGTCTGTCTGAATCCTGAATCCATAAATTGCTTGCTGGATTGGCTGACCATTTGACCTCAATGTGTTCGCCCACATCGGCTTTTGATTTATCCCATGTGATGCCCGGTGTATATTCATAGCCCAATCGCTTGGCCACCACTAACTCAGCCAGCATTGACTCACCCATTTGTGCAACATAGGCAAACCATGAAATGTCTTTGACAATGCGTGAGCTGTGATCAGCTGATCGATCATGGCAATGTTGAATTGCTGCCAACATACATTGCACCTCCTCAATACGATCTATCATCGGCAATCACCACAAAACCAAATAATGTTGTCTTGCTTGTCATAGCCTTTTTGGTAGCCAAAATGATCTAATCGCCTCAGCTGTGAGCACTTGTCGCATTGCTCGATTTTGTATTCCTCAACGACTTCGCCATTGCACATCAACCTGGCTTTCATCTCTTGTGGATAGATGATTTCAACATAGTCGCTCATACTTGTGGCTCCCATTTTCCGGTTGATCGTAAAACATACCAACGGGGCGTGCATTGATTTTCTTTGATTTTCTCGCTGCAAAAGTAGCCGCCCCATGATTTGGCTGCATCTGGCTTGCTTTGATTCCAGCGCATTGCGCCATGGTGGCACTCTGGCACCGATGGTGATTCATCTGATGATCCAAATGATGGTGTGCCGGCCATCTCAGCCTCAGCTGAGGTTTTGTAACTTGGGACATCGCCAAACTTTGTAGCCCATGGGTCATAAACATCGGCCGCATTTACCTTTTCCATGGTTTCTTTTGTGGCCTTTTCCGTGCCACCCATAACCAAGGCCATCACGCGCATCAAAGCTGATGTGACAGTATCCTCAACAAACCAGCGTTTCATATTGGCGTTATAGGCAGCCTGATAGCCAAACGCAAAATCGATGCCCGCTGGCTCAATCTCCGTTTGGTTACGCCATGCGGCCGCACGGACAAGGATTGAACCTTTGTCTGCATCGAAATTGATGATTGTGGCCTCAAGTCGGCCTTCTGGATAAGTCTTAATCCATCGATCTGTGCGCTCTTTGTTTCCTTCATAGTTATCTAAGAATCCCATTACTTAACCTTCCGATCAGCTGATACGGCATGGCGTGCAACGGCTCGGCCTCTTGTATAGCCTTGTCGCTCGCCTTCCTTGAATCCAACCGAATAGGCCGTGATAGCCCATAAAGCACCAGCGATCAAACACATGATCACAATTGAGATTTCGTTCATTGTCTTGCTCCCGATTCTGGGAGCCGCGAATCAGCTCCCGAAATAAAGAGTGACAGGCAAAACCGACAAGTTCAACAATCACGCTCAAATGGCGGCGTGTCGCTACTTCTTTTCCTCAATGAGCTGTGTGTACAGATAATCCAAACGAGCTTCTATCCGGGAAACCTGATCCTTCAAACTCGAACCTGAATTCGGTGACAGCTCGCTCATGACCGCTTTGATGATGATTTTCATTGACGAATAGACAGCTGCCAATGTCGTGATTACAAGTCCACCAACAGCCGTCCACTCGCCCACACTCACTTTTTGATGCCTAATGCGTGATCGTTAGGATTTGCCCAACGAGCTAAAACCGGCACGATTCCAGCGATTAAGCCCATGGCCAAATCTTTTGGATTGGTGTTTCCGGTCATGTACACGGCCAGACATCCAGCCACCGCGCTGCGTGCCCACGATGCTGCCGCTGCCTTAAATTGCTCCATTATTTTTCTCCTTTTGGTCGATCCGGCAAATCACCGGAAAACGCGCCATAAGTTGGTCGGCCATAACCGACAACAAATGACCTTGCTCCCAAAGTTCTTGATTTAACCATAACCTCGCCACCATTGCGCTGATCGCCACCGCTTGATGTGTTGCCTTCGATAGTCACAATCTGTTTGTCTGAACATCTAATTACCAAGCCAATGTGATTGATGATCGTCTTGTCATCATCGATAAAATCAAAGAAAACAAAATCACCAATCTTTGGTGTGGTGTGCCATTGCTTGGCTTTCTTAAATGCCTCAGCTCCAGCTCGTGTGCTGACAACATTTGGCACCTTGACACCGGCTTGATGCGCACACCAATTGAGAAATGAGCCACACCATGGCAGCTTGTCGGCTTTCATAAATTTGCCGTATTTGGTTTCATTGTTGCCGGTTTCAGCTGTACCCACCTCAGCGAGTGCAACCTGAATTAAACGCGGCAATGTGCCATCAGGAAAGTTCACAAGCAACCCATTTCAATTGTGCTTCATCCCAGTAAAAATCACCTTCTGGCTTTGGCTCTGGTGCTTCCCAAATTAAGCCATTAAGTGTCCATGACTCAAATGGTTGTGGTGCATGAAAACCCAGATCATCGATGTATGTCCAGCCGATGCCGCCATAGTTATCCTCTGGCATGTGTTTCCAAACACCGCCATGATTCAAAACAAGCCATTGAAATGCATCCTCAAGATCATCATCTCCGACAATTACTTGTAAAACTTTGTTGTCTTTGTCTAATTGCGCCCAATAACTCATCATGCGCTCCTTGTAAATGTTCCGCTAGTTGTAAAAGTGTGAATTGTGTATCCACCAGATGTTGATGTGGTTCCTCCTGTTGCGGTCATTGCTCCCGTTAAATAGCGAATAATCACAACGCCCGAGCCACCATTTGCGCCATTTGCGTTCCAGCCAGCTGCGCCACCTATGCCAAGATTTGCAGCCGGATCAGTTGCATTAACGCCATTGCCCGCTGCGCCGTCTCCTAAACCGCCGGTTGAATAAGTAACAGACGAACCACTAATTGAATTTGCAGTGCCTGAACCTGCGGTTGGATTTCCGCCTGCGCTACTTGAGCCACCACCGCCTGAACCACCACCGCCTGAACCTTCGTTTCCGCCGTTGTTACCTTGCCCCGAAGTTCCCGTGCCGCCAACTGTTGTTGATCCAGCACTAAAGCCAGCACCGCCACCTGAACCGCCATTGCCACCTGAAAAACCTACATTTGAACCGCTACCGCCGCCGCCATAACCGCCTCCAACAGATGCCGTCAAAGCTCCAAAAACGGAATTCGATCCATTTGTTCCACTCGTAGGTGTGCCGCTTCCTGCACCCAAACCTTTTGCACCGCCTGCGCCGACAGTTACCGAATAACTTGCAATTGCAATTGGTTGAGCCGTCAAATACTGAAATCCACCTGCGCCGCCGCCTCCGCCAATACAACCTGCGACAGCACCACCTCCACCTCCTGCACCTGCAACAATTAAAATGTCACTATCGACAGTTGTTGCTGGTGAACATGAAACAACTCCTAGTAAAAGCATTATGTTAAATCTCCAAGAATTGTAAAAGTATTGGAAGCGGTGCAAATTATTGATGATGCCGCGTATTGTTTGCGGATTTTTGGAGCTGAAGCCGTTGCACCGGATGATGTAATTGTGACTCCTGCACCTTGAGCAAATGTGACTTGACCAGCTCCGGTTTGTTGCAGATTGATCACATTGCCAGCGACAAAAACCGATGGTGGGATTGTGACTGTGATTGGTGATCCATTTGAACAGGTCACAAGTTTTGCCAAATCACTAGCCACCAATGTGTATGTGGTTCCAGTCTGGTTATTGAATTGTATTTTTGTGGTCAATGTTGCTAATTGTGTGTCCACAGCCTGACCAAATACCTCAAAATCAGCCGGCAAATCCGTAACCAAATCTGTCGGTGTGGGCATTACAAAATTGAAGTTTGTTGTTGGGTTTGCCACTTGTTTTCTCCTTACGCCACAACTGTGGCATTGATCCAATCCAAAGTTGGATTGACTGTATTCCATGCTTCGACTACCGGAACATCGTTCCATCGCTTGGCTTGCAATGAAAACGCAATTGGTGAGACGATCATTGAAATGCTGACCTGATTGTATCGGGCCGAAAATGTCCAGCCTTCAACGAAACCCAGAAAATCTCCGGAATTCATATTGAGTGGCAGATTGGCAATGTTCACGGGCATACCCATAAAAACATTAATTAAGGCATCCCGGTCAATATCATCGATTTCTGGGTTTGTCAGCTCAAATGTGATGTTGTTAAAATTGAATTGTGGATAAGCTCTGAGGCTTAAATAAAAATCAGCTTGATCCTCGGCATCGCTGGAATTGTGCAAGGTTGTCCGGATAATTTGTGCCAGCTGCCCATACAAGGCAATCGATGCTGGATCGCTGGCAGATTCCTCAGATGATGATGTGGCACCATATTGAATCGTGATTGAATTTCGCACATCGCCTGCCCGTTGCTGGATGCTTAAACCCGGTGCCAAAGCGTGATTTGCGGTGAGATCGACATACCCATTGGCTGCTAAATATACTGTTCGATGGGTCGAATCTGCATATCCAATTCGGCCTTGAGAATCTTCATAAATGTAACCCAAGCCCGATGTGGCTAAAGCTGCAACCAATGAATAAACATCTGTTCGGTTGGATGATCGAGCGGCTAGCTCGTAATTACCTGGTCGATCAATTTCGCCCAATCCCGAATTTTCAGCATTTTGCCATTGAGTTGTTGGATCATAGGTTGCCCATGTTAAAGCTGGCGGCACTTCCTGCCATGAATCAAACAAGACACCCGATAACACATCATAAATTTGATCGCCGTCAAATTCTTTGGAAAGTACCCCATCAGTCAAAGCTTTTGGCAATCTAGCCAAAGCACCCAGCGCAATAATATTGATCCGTTGTGCATAATCAACGCTTCCAACTTCAGCTACGGAAATGCCAACCTCAACAACAGACCCGCCAAATATTGGCACAAATGTAGATGTTGAGTCCTGTAATTCGATAAGTATTGAATCATTTATCCCGATTGCCACATTTGATTGATCTAAATTGATTATTTCAAGGTTTGTGTATCCGGCCTGAGCTTGCTCATAAATGTTTGAGCGACCGCTGGTAATTGTAAGATTGGCCAAAATGGCCGTTTGGTATTGCACGCCACCAATCGTCACTCGCCAGACCGGATTAAAAATGCTCATTAGACAGCAACCAGCGCCCCAGCACCAAGCGTGCCCCGGTAAAATGAGTTATTGAGTGTGTCCACAATTGTGCGTGCTGTGCCTTCAGGATCGATTGCACCGCTCACATTGATTGTAATGCGTTCACCTGTTGAAAGCCCACCGGTAGCCGCTAATCGTGCAGCTGCGGCTGCCTCTCGGGCTTGCCTCAATCTTTCGGTTTCCGCCTTCAATTCCTCACGCCTTAAAATCGCAGCTTGCATGGCTGGTGAGTAAGCCTCAACAGGTGCGCCTGTAAATGTCGGTGATACACCCGATGGCATAAATCCATTACCTACGCCAAATCCCGGTGATTCGACCGGTGTGCGTAGATCAAAAGTGCCCCCAGCCTTCAAACCTTTGGATTCACTTTCCGTAGTAAAGAAAAAGCGTGTAACCGGATTATCTTTGATGAAATTGACAAATTCTTTCATTTTGTTAATTGTGTTGGTGAGAAAACCAACAAGCTTTGAAAAGCCGGTAACAAGGCCAGCAACAATTGTTCCAATTGCTGACAATGCTAATTTGAAAGCACCACCCAAAATAGGTGCTAAATCCTCTTTTATAAAATTGGCGATTGACTTAAACAAACCTAGCAATGGCTTTAATTCATCACTATTGTCCACGACAGCATTTTTGATTTTGGTAAATGCGCTGACTAAACCTTGAAAAGCCGGCCCGATAATAGCTGAAAGAGCTGGAACAATCGTGTCAACAATAAAGCCATACCAAGCTTTGATAATCGGCAAAACATCATCGCGAACTACTTTGAGTATTTGAGTAAAGGCTGGCCCCAATGTTTTGCTCAGATTGCCGGCAAAATCTTGAATTGCTGGGATGCCTTTGTCCACAAAGTTGCTGACCAATGGTGTTAGCGCATCAAGCACATACGATCCGACAGTTTCTTTTGCCTCATCAAATGCAACAGTAAGCCGTGCCATTTTGCCTTGAAATGTCTCAGCTTGCTTTGATGCTTGACCTTCAAAAGTCTTTGAAAGTGCAGCTGCGGCAGCATCAAAATTCTTTGATTTAATAATTGAATCATCGATGCCTACACCCAATTTTTTGAGTGCGCCTAAATTTCCATCATAGGCCTTTCCCAAGGCTTCCGAAACTGTCTGCAAGTCCTTGCCTGTACCGGCTGCAATGTCTAATGCCAATGTTTGGAGCTTTTGCGCTTCCTCAACATCTTTCGTACTTCTCACCAGTCTGTCGAGAGATGGCCTTAGTTGATCATCGGTTACACCATTGGCCAATGCGGTTTGTGTTATGTAATCCTCAACAGCTGCAATTTGCGCGTTTGTTGCACCGGTAACATTTTGCAAAGTTGTTGCCAATTTTGCTTGAGCAGCCTCATCCTCAATTGCAGACTTAACACCATCAATGAGCAATTTGCCTGCATAAGCAGCTGCGGCAGCACCAGCTGCGGCAAAAGCCAAACCAGCCTTTTTGCTAAAATCACCGAGTTTGTTGCCAAAACCTTGAACTTCGTTTGATCCGGTGTTGAGGCTTTTCTTAAGTTGATCTACATCGCCAAGAATCGAAAGCTTGAGAGTTCTACTTTGACCAGCCATCACCACTCCTTCAAAATCTTAGAAAATGCATTTTCCCATTGATTGATGATATGTGGCTGTTCGGCACGCAATGTTGGATAAATGAAATAGCCAGCCGATCCACCGCGAGGCCCACGGCCTGACCAAATTGGAAATTGCTTAAATTTGGTTGATCCAAATTCGTAACCGCCCCAAAGCTGCTGAGTCGTACCGCCACCGCTAAATTTTTGGGATACAAAACCAAAGCTGATTTCACCAATTTTTGATGACTTACTTACACGCGATCCTTGGGCAATGCGTATTGCGGCTTTATTTGGTCGGCCTCCAGCTGCGGCTATAACTTTTGATTGCAAATAAGTAGCCAAGCCATTTGAAACGCCTTTTGCTTCGGCAACCGCTTGCTCATCCATAGCTTTGAAAGCTTTGATGATTCCGCGCAAATCAGCCTTGTCATAGGTGATTGTCTCAGTTGCCATTTCTGATCCTCAGTATCTCGAAAGCGGTTAAAATGTCCTCAGCTGTTTGAAACTCTGATCTTGACAATCCCGTATCGATAGCCAATTCCCAAAGAATCCGGTTTATTGATCCGGATTCATAACTTTTGGGTTTTCGGTTTCTCCCATGTTGATGTCAGTTACAGTTTCACACCACACTTCAAAAGGCTTGACAGGCTTTCCGGCTGCCTCTCGTTTCATTGCGTGGTATGCCAAAAACATCAAATCAGCGATGCCCAATTTCTCAGATACTTGCTGAATTGTGTTTCCGGTTTTTTGTTCCCATTTCATCCACTCCGGTGGTAGCGCGGTATAGGTTGCGCTCTCACCGGTAGTGAATTCAATTGTGATTGCTAGTTTCATGCTCCCGATCTCCTTTTTATAGTGTTGGTGTTGTCACACAGGTAAATGCTAATGAAACAGTTTGTGCATCTGGTGCTGTGCCTCCAGCTGATGGGAAAATTGGCTGCACATCAAAATTGAACACCGATCCTGATGCAGCTGTAAAAACAACCGCCAATGGTGTGTTTGGTGCTGTGTCGGCCGCTGTCCATAGCGCGTTGCATAGTGAACCGCCTGCTGGCCAATCGGCAAGCATTTCAACGGCAAATGTGCCTTGCGAATCGGACGTAAAATACGCCTTGCCATCGAGTGTTTGGTATGTATTGATCGTTGAATCAATTGTCAAAATTGCTGATGTGGCCTGAGCATCGTAGTTATCACCAGCAATGGTGAAAGTGATGTCTCTGCCGGTGACGATTGTTGTTGGCATGATTTCTCCTTAGTTGGTGTAATAGGTGCTGACTTGTAAATCGGCTGTGAGGTAACTACCTGCACCGACTTCCAATGGTTGGGGTTGGTTCACATTGCCGACTTCATAACCTGACGGCATTGCGCTGATGATGTTGATCATCAATTTTTCTAGGTTGTCCAAAGCTGCCGCGTTGTTCATGTATGCGACAACGCCAGTCACAGTCAGATTGACTTTGACTTTTGTTGTTGCTCCATTGATCAAAACGCTTTCAAGATACGGCGCATCCGGGATCAAACAGATCGATGGGCTTGTCATTGTCTCTGGGATGCCGTTATAGACATTGGCAGCAATGGTTGAAAGTGCTGTTTTCAATGGTGTGCGGATGGCTGATTCGATGCTCATTGGCACATCGTTTCAACATCAATAAATGGCCCAAGTAAGCCGATCACTCTGTTTGTTAAGCTGCGGCCAAGGACAAATGGTGATGGCGTAAAATTATCTGACATGATTTGATTGCCGGGAGCTGTGATGCTCTGAAAAATCTCAACCGACACAACCAAAATTGCATTTTCTACTGGTGGTGTATTTGCGTAAAGCTGTGCGGCTGACCCACCGGATAAGGTCGCAAATGCCGCAGGAATAAACGGCAATGGATAGTCACGATCAGCCGCCGCTGTTGCTGCTGTAAATGTGTATGGCTCAATCCGATCATCGGTGACAGTATAAGTCGCGTTGTATGCTCCGGCCCCGGTTACAACAACAGATTGACCCGGCACAAAATAGTTTGGCCGCATTGTGGTGAAATAAATGACGGAATCACTCACATTGGCAAATGTCACCGATGATTGGTATTGCGTAAGTAAAGGCAAAATTGTTTGCTCAGCCGAATCAATTATTTGATCCAACTGTGCATCGGAATACAAAGAAACCGAGACACCAAGAATTGACCTCAGCTGTGAGGCTGTGACTATTGCTGGCATCTCGGTTCCTTTCGTGTCAGTAGCGTTCGGGAGCGACCGCTACCGATAGTGATTATGGGAGGTTGTTAAATTGTGCGCCGTTTGGCACCTTGGCAGCTAGTGCGCCGTATCCGTAATACAGGATGTCAATTGTTCCATCGCTGTTGATGTTGCTGCGTAGCGTAAAGCGTGGAGATTCATACCATGTGTAAGAATCTGGATTTACAACGACCATTGAAGAATCGCCATCGGCTGTTGTTGTACCAGCGTTACCAAATGAGCGTGAAACATAAAGATTTAAGCCCGGTGAAACTACACCGCGCAATGAATCTCCGCGAACATTTCCAGCTGCGTTTGAAGGCTGTGCTGCGTTGTAAAGTGGTGCGCCATTGTCGTTGTAACCCATGATGTTTCCCCATTGTGTAGGTGAAACGATCAATGAGCGAGCGAATCCAAGTGATGCGCCATAAACATTTGCAGCTGCCTTTGATGTGTATCCAAGGAATCCGGTTGCTGAGTTTGCTGCCTGTGCTGTCACGCTAGTAACTGCCGCTTGCATTTGTGCCAATGCATACTCATCAGTTTCTTTTGCGTATGCAAATTCAAGATTCTGGAGCAAAGCTGTTAGGTACTCTGGCCGGCTTCGGTCAATGAGTTCTACTGTGGAAATTGCACGGCCTTTGAAAGGCTGAACAGAAACGGATAAAAAGGTTGCAGATAGTGATGATTCTGTAATTGCATCGTTTTCATCAATTGGCAATACTGTTGGTACAGCTGTTACGCGAGGCAATTCAAATGTCATGCCTTCTGCAACTAATGTCTCACGGCTGATGCCATCGATTGTGCCACGATCAGCATTTGCTAGCGCGTTGATCACCTGTGTGCTTTGTGGTGTTGGAATCATGCCGGGTGCTGTTGATGTTGTGTTATCAGCTGCCTTGACATACTGGCGTGAATCCTCATCATGCAAAACGCTTGCGCGTAGGTAGTGCTCAAGGTAAGAAACCTTGTCCACAATTGGTGAGCGTGGTGCTGTGTAGTAAGCCGGGCGTGATGCCTGTACAGGTGCGACTTCTGGAGCTGCTACCGGTTCAACGGCAGGAGCTACTGGTTCGGTAGTGTTGTCCATCTTGTCTCCTTCATTTGGGTTTGTTGTCTCTGTAACTGTTTCAGTTTCAGAATCTTCTGATGCGGCTACCTCTGAAACGCGTGCAGATCGCACGGCCGGTTCAGTAACCAAAGCGACAGCTGTGAGCTGTCCATTGAGCACCTTCATGGTGCCATCCTTTTGCATTTCGTAATTGTCCACAGCCAATTCAATTGAGAATCCATCGCGTAAGCCTTCCATTGCCTCTGTTAGCGCATCGGTTCCAGCTGTGGTGTTCGCAATCTTAAATGTTGCCGTCATTTCCTTATCGTTCACAGACATGGCAACGCTTCGCCCAATTCTGCGCGTATTATCATGCTCAAGGTTTAAGAAAACATCTTGTGGCTGGATTGATCCGCGAGCAAATACGACTTTGCCGGTTGATGCATTTGCGTGTTCATTGAAAGCAACAATGCGACCGCTAATTGTGCGTGCATCCGAATCAGCTGCCGTGATTTGCATTGGTGTTGTCAGCTTCATGAGATCATGTCCTCCATTTGTCTAATTTCATCGGTGGTGATCGCCCCGATGTCAAATAAAATCTTGTAAATCTCTGCGCGCTCTTTTTCTGATCCGCGTAAATACGCCTTGAGATCAAATTCCACGCGCTGCGTTGAAGGCGTAAAATCTGGCATTGAGAGCCTGCTGCTAATGCTGTTCATCAGCGGCAAAAGTGAAAAGTCCAACAAAGTTTGACGCGCCGTTTGGGCGTTTGCATAGGTCATGGATGATCCAGTCGGCGCATCAATAAAGTAAGCCGGAATACCCACGGCACGAGCCAATTCTGTTGCAATAATCTCGCGTGCAGCATTGAGGCCAATTTGCTCTGGTGTGAAACCGACTGTGGTCAATTCAACATCGGCATTTAGAAACGCGGTGCCTCGGTTTCTACGAGCTGCGCCCCACGCATCCAAAAGTTTTGCAATGCGATCAGCTGGCAATGCTGTGCCATTTGATTTCAAAACCATTGATGGCACAGGCTCTTTTGCGTACATTGCGGCAGCTCTTTCAAGCTCTGCACCAGCACGAATTGTTCGACCTGCTCGATTCAATAATCCTTCATCGTTGCCGTAAAACACCACGAGTGATCCAACACCTGTCATTGGCACACGCGATCCATCGACTGTGTAATACTCAATTTGAGTGCCAATTGAATTTAAGAAAACTCCAACGCGATTTGGAGCAACGCGCCACATTTGGCGCACACGGCCTGTGTCTGCAAACAAATCAATTATTTGAAAATACGAAAATCCAGTAAATAACAAATCCTCAGCTGCCCAACACCAGGAAACGGCTCCCGGTACTCGCTTATCCGGATCGGAAATCACAACAGGTTGATCAATAATTTGTCCTGTGGTTTTGTCGCGAGTAATGAGCGGAATTGTGGCAATTGAATTACAAATCATGTTTCGTGCGCGAGCAATAGCAGGCACACTCATTGCTTCCTCACGGGTTGCAAGATAATCAGCACCACCAAATGGAAAAAAAGCATCTAGCGTTGGAGCTGGCCCAATTTGTGCAGCGACATCAGCACCGCGGTCAATAACCACAGTTTCAATGGTGCGCTTTCGGTCAAATAATCCCATGCACCCATTTTCTCAAAATGTCAAGCATCAACCCACCAAAATGTCTATTTCCGTTTCTGGGCGTGTCGCAAAGTGTGTACAAAGTGCAGCGGCCACGGCAGCCGCCACGGCCGTACCGCTCGCTCGCCTTCCTATTACCCAACCGCCATCGCCTCTACGCAATTGCACAGCTGAAAGAATCTGTTCTGTCAGCTTTGATTGGTTTCGATGTTTCAAACGCCCGGAATTGATTGCACCAAGTAATTCATCGCACGCTTGAGGATAATCGGCATCCATGTCATGGATTGGGATACCCGCCGGCTGCATACGCGCTGCAACTGCTCCAGATGTACGCCTTGAATAAAGCAAGTACTCAATTGGGTACTTTCGGCAATAAGAGGCTGCATCGTTGGCAATTGCCCGATCATCGAGCTGGATTGTGTTTTCCCATGTATGCAACAGCTTTACGATAAATGACTCCGAGCCAAGTTTTTGAGCCGCGACCAATGCGGCATTTTTTCGATCCGGTGAAATGTCGATGGCCATCCATGTGAGCTTGTCCTCGTCCAGATCAATTGTTTCATCGCCACACTCTTGCCACTCTTTTGCTCCCACAACGCTGGAGATTGTCTGCACCCATCGATTCAAAACCTCAGTCATTACAACATCGGGAGGATCATTGAAAACGGCTCGGATGTTATCTGGGTGAATTGTGATGTTTAGGCCGGGATTGGCAAAAGCCGCATTTTCCAATGAAATTTCATCGGTTGGTGCAGACCACTCAAAATAGCCCACATCATCGGCTGCACCACTAGCTGCGGCCAAACCGCGCTCGCGCAATTGGTTGAGCACCATTGAGTGAGAATCACCGGCCGAGCTAAAACAATTGACCTGTGGATTTTTGGCGGCCATCAAGGTGTACCGCATAGCTGCAAAAGTTTCCATGTCGTGCAGCTCTCGGATTTCATCCATGTGGATGGTTTCCGGCTTTGACAATCCACGCGCTGCCGACCCACCAGCTTTGATGATGAATCGATTGCCTTTAAGCGTTTGAATCTCCTCGGCTCCATGTTGCCAACGGATTCGCTTTACCTGATTGGCCAGATCCGCATTTTCCTCGATGATCTGCACAATGGCTCTAAATTGCTCCAGCGATGTGACCAATCTGTGAGCTGTGGAAACTTGCAACGATTCATCCCAATGAAAAAGACCCATCATGATTCTGGCCATCATGTAAGTGCTCTTGCCATTTTGCCGGGCTACGGATGCGACTGTAACCGGGTGATGGTATCGGCCATCTGGCTTTACCTTGAGCGAGTGCTCGGCCAGCCACTTTTGCCACGGCATAAAGCCGCCCGGGATGATCTGCTCAGCAAAATCGATCAATTCAAAGCCGCGTGACGGCAAATCATTGAGTGGTGAGTGAATTCGTGGAGCTGTTACCGGCAAAAAAACCGATTCCAGCCGATCTGAGACGATTTCAGCCGGTGGTGTATCAATGATGACCTGATCATCACTAATCATGACTTATCGACTCGTTTTGGGGTACAAAGAGACCATGGAGAGTCG